TCAAGACTCTTGTCCTTGAACCAGGTGCGTACTTCTGCCAAGATTGGGCAGGCTTCTTGCCACATTTCCACACAAGGTACACGTATCATAACTTGTTTGGAATCCATCTCTCCTTTGATACCGTTGAAAGGTAAACGAATCATTGCTCGTTCTTGCCAAAAGAAAGTGTTTTTTGTGTTACCGTCTGGTAGGAATCGTACTGTTGCTGATTGCCCGTCTTCTAAACTCCAAAACGGAAAAATTGCATTGTCGTAACTTGAAGTGGATTGTCCACCTTTGTTCTCTGATGCCTGTAAACGTGCTCTAATTTCTGCTAATGATGCCATAGTTTTTCTCCTTAGTAAGTTGCCTATGTAAATGCCTATCTAATTATTTAGATTATGTTGTTGCCTGTGACACAAGTGAAAAAGCGCAAACACTGTAGTAGTATATGCGCTTTCTGTCTACATGTCAAGTGTATTTATCTCATTTGAGCAAAGCCAGTGATTTTATTCTTGCCAGAACAGCATCGCCTTCCTTAGATTCATAATATGAACCTGTAACAGCGGCATTGTAATTTATAGCATCATCATGTGGTGGTTTGTCCAACTCTTCTCCCATGATACCTGTTGGCATGCCCATTCCGCACTCGGCCAAGCCGTGTTCAGGACAGTATTCACCTTCTGTGGTCATGTTACAGGTGCTGCCTTCTGTGGTAACTGGCATGGCCATTGGGGAGATGAGGGTTTCATTGATTCCCAACTCGCTGGCAAAACGATCTGCTACCCATTCATAAGGATCGCCATCGCGAGCTTTTTGTGTACCATACGGCATTTCGCCGTTGTCACTGTAGTAGTCGTACAGGGCATGATACAAGTCATCGTGCATTTCGCCACCATCTTCAAAGTTTCGGACTTCGTGTTTGAAACGTCCCATGATATGTTGTAGCGTTTCGCCTGTGCTATCCATCAAGCGGCTTTCTGCCACAGGCAAGCCTGCTAGGTTGCGTATGCTGTTGATGTCTTCGAATGTTACAGTTTGTTCATCTACTTGATTGTGATAATTGCTCCAGAATCCTTTTGGATCATCGAGCAAACGACTGTGTTCGTTATAAAACTCATCGTAGTCCATTACTTGTGCATCGCCAATTAAATCTTTAAGTAATGCAGGATCTGTGATACCGTGCCATGATTCTGCCACAGGCTGTTGTGGTGCTACCGGAGCAGGTGCTACTGCGGCATCTGGTGCAGGAGGCTGTTGTGGTACAGCAGGAGCAGGCATTTCAATTCCCAATTCTTGCAAACGTTGCATGATTTCTGTATCGTTCCAAGCATTGGCTCTGGGATCTTGATCTGCAAGAGCGTGTAGTCGATCAAACAACTCATCGTCGCCCACCAAGTCATACAATTGTTCTGTTGCATTGGTAGCATCAGGCCCAACAATTAATTCACTGGCCATGAGTGTGTGCAGTTTGTCCAACTGTTCAGGAGTTTCTGGCAAATTCCATGTGCCCTCGCTCAAACTGTCGATCCAGTTTTCAAATATTTGTGCTTCTTTCATTTCGTTTCCTCTTTGCTGGATCTTGGCCAGCAGTGGTAATGCCGCTTCGATGCGGCTGTCTATACTCTGTTCAATGAACAGCGTTTTGATGTTGTCAACAACACCATCTTGTTCGCTAATTGTAGCCGGATGCCACGATTCAAAATATGTTTTGTACCCACGGCCCGAAGCCATGTGTTTTAGGTTCTCACGCAGAGCTTGATAGTAGGCTTGTGCTTCTGTCACCAGTTCTTGTGTGACACCTTCTAAGATGCGGTTTGCTGACGCACGATTGAATCTGCTCAACACAGCAATTTCTGTTACAGTTTCTGTAATGTGGTTACCACGTATGTCATAAGGCTTACCGCCCTGACGCACATGTTCCAACATGGCCCTGGCACCACTTAGGCTTTTGAAGCCAAGTTTGAAACGCTCGTTGTCAGCCGTTTCAATATAAATGCTTTCCACATAACGATATCTAGCATCACCTTCGCCCAAGGACTGGCTGTGCTTGATCATTAATCTTGCTTGAGTGGGTTCTCCAGCATAACTGATTTTCTTATTGCCATAGTAGCCTTCAAACAAGCCTTCTTGTATGGCAGCCAAACCTTGCATGGTGTGCTTGAGTTGGCTGATATCTTGTATGCTGTGTGTCCAACGATTCTGTGTGGCTTTTCGACTTAGGTGTTGTATGAAATCAAAGAACTCTGATTTGTCATCACCTTCCATAGTGCGACCCAAATTGTCCCCGTACATGATCTTCATTTCGTTATCTGAATCTAGTACTAGTACCATGGTACCGTAGTTTTTGCCCGAACCTGCTACGTAATCAAATGTAAATGTTTTAGCATCTTGAGCATCGCAAGGACGTCCTGCTTGATCCAGCATTTCGGGATGGATATTACGGGTTGCCAGCAAGTCCAGTAATTGTTGTTCGATAGAGTTCGTTGTTGCCATAGTAGTATATTTAGCGCATCATTGAAATGAACGGAAAAGGCTCAACGATATTATCGGTATGGTCTTTTAAGTGGGAATCCAAGTCCGAATGATATGTCTGTAACAGCATCAGCATACGAATAGCAAGCAGTCCGGCCATCACAAGATCGTCTGTTTCCCCAATTTTGGCTGCATAACTAGTTCCATGTGCTACAAATGTTTTGAGCTCTGATATCAAGGGTTTTGAATAAATCTTCATGCGTCCCGATTCGACCAACACTTTGAACTTGTTACAGGCCACAATTTTGCTCTTGTTGGTAGTTGTAAATCCCTTGCGGATTCTACGCCCTGCTGTGCCTTGCACTGAATTGTCACTTAGGAAATAGCCCGGGATATTTTCTTCCCCGTATTCTGCAATAGAGATCAAGGCCGCTTCTCCCAGGGTATTGTTTTCTACACTGTAATAAATCTTCTTGTCATCTTTGACCACTGCATGTAGTTCTTTGACAATGTCTGCCAGAATTTTAACCTGTGTGGGCATGTCAGTTTTGTTGTGGCGCCACTCGGCCACTTGCTCTGTGGTTTCTGCTTCAAACACTTGTATGGCGCTGGGATCACCACCTGTGCCCAAACTAGGATCTAGTGCCACAATATACATCATATCTTTGTTAAGGGGGCGGTACCAACGCACCTGCCCAGTTTTGTGCGTGGGTTCTTGGCCTTCTAGTTCCAGTAATTTGATAGGTGCTATCAATGTTTCGTCATTGATAACAAAATCGCAGTCCATCTCTCGACGGAAACGTTCGTCTCCCAGTTGACTGCGTTGTTCTGCGGCCCACTTGTCATCTCTGTCGGGATGCTCACGCCAGAAAGCACGAAATGCTTTGAATCCGTTTATACCTAATCCGTCTGGACGTGGGTTTCCAAACTCGTCTTCAATCTTGTTGGCACCTTTCCAAATGTAGGCAAATTGATCTTCGTCTGAGTTGGGAGTGCTTGTGATAATTGCTTTACCACCAGTGCTTAATGTAGGTGTAATAGATGTCCAAAACTCTTTAGCAATTGTGGGCCTAACAAACGCAAACTCGTCTAAGTACAACAGCGTGATACTCATACCACGACCGGTATTCTCAGTTGTTGTTTGGCTTACAATACGTGAACCGTTGTCAAATTCTAGTGAGCCTTTGTTGTAACTGGTGGCACCTGCTCTGATATGATTGGGACACAGTTCGTACGCATAACGAATACGTTGCATAATTTCTTGTGCGCCTAGATACTTGTGTGCGGCTATCAAGATAGTTGCATCGGGGATAAACATAGCATACCACAACAAGTATCCAGCCGCACTAGTTGATTTGCCGGTTTGTCTGGGCATTAACGAAATACTGAATCGATTGTTATGATAATTATTAATCAGTCGTTTTTGATATTCAAATGGATGATACAACATCTTGCCGCGAACAGGATGTTGAATGTAGAAAAAGTTGTCCATGAAATACATAGCACCGTCAACAGGATCAGCACAGCGAGCGAAGTCTTCAAGTTCTTGTTCAGTAAATGTTTCTTTGCGGTGTGGTGCTTTGACCAAGACTGTATCAAGTGTGTTTTTGGCGCCAATCATAATAATATTTCCGGCCACAGGCGTGCAAATTCACCTGATTTGTCTGGGTGATAGATAGTTTCGTTATCATGTATGTGCTTTTGAAATTGTTGTTGCATGGATAGATTATCCCGAGCTTGACTATATTTTTCTAATGCTTGATCAAAGAACTGACGTTCGGCAGGTGTAGCAAATCCTAAACTATAAAATTTATGTATTTCTTCCGTGGCTAATTTGGCCACGTTGGGTCCGTGTAAAAACGGATCAAGGTAATCAGGCTGAAATAAGTTTTGCCAGAGTACTGTGGTTTTTGTATCCTCAGCAAATTGTCTAAATTCACAAAGTCGTGTGGCACTATAAATGTTATACACTGCATGTATGCCACCCCAATGACCGTTGTTTTGCATAAGGTATTTAACTGTTTGTAAATTTTGTTGTAACAAGTTCCAATCTGCACCGTGTCTAACATACTCAAACCGTTGACCTATATTATCAAAGCTCATGCTCCAACCAACTTGTTTACGTTGTGTTAATTTGTTAAAGATTTTATTTTTTTCTAAGTCTACGTTCATGTTGGTAATCAATGTTACAATTGCAGTTTCGGGAATTACATCTAGCAAACGTTCATTCTCTGGCAACAGCAGTGGCTCGCCTCCGACTAGCGCCACTTCGTGTATGTGTTCATAGTGTTGTTCTAAAAAATCACACACTTGTTCATAGTACGGCCTCGTGCCCGATTTGAATGGTATGCTTTTGATTGATGCCCACTTTGAACTACACTTAGGCCCGCAATAATTACAACTTAAATTACAAGTAGTATTCCATCTTACATCCACAATTACTGGATAGTCGTATTGCTTTCCTGCTGAATTATAATCAAAATCTAGATTGGTTCGATTATGCCAATGCCTTTCAGATTCGCCGCCAAAACGTTCAGCTTGTACACAGTTAGAGCAATATTCATGTGGACGACCTTGTGCTAAACTTTGCCGTATCTCAGTCATGAGATCAGTATTTAAAATTTCTTGTATAGTATTTGATTCAAGGTTGCCCAGCATGTTGGGATTGCCAGCACAACAAGTTTTGACATTGCCTTGTGGATTGATGTGCAGTCCTCGCCAAGGGGCGGCGCAATAGAAATTGTTCATGCGTTATACAGGACTATAAGGGTTTCGAAATCGATCGTATCCGTCTTCTTCGGGATAGACTGGGTAATTATTCTGCGTTTTTCCCACACTTGGCTCGCTTGGCGTTGGTCAATGCACCAAAGTCCACAGGCCACTCCTGACCTGGATTAACTTCAATAGCACCTGCAGGAAATGCAAAATGCACTTTGGCTTGTGTTTGAATTTGACTTACTGGCAAACGAAATTTAGTCAAGTCGTTGCCTAGATTAACATATGGTTTAGTGTGTGGGAATACCCAACCTGCAATTTGTTTTGTGGCATTGTTGATCACAATCTTGTAGTAACCATGTGGTACAATAACACCATTACCAATTGTGGGGTCACTACCATCATATACTGCACCAACATAAATGGTGTAGGGTTGATTAAGTTGTACTGTCCAACCACGTACTGCTGTTTCTAACAGTTTCCAAATGCCACGATTGAGACTTCCGTGTTGTGGGTACATATTAGTCATTAGGAATGATTCGTATTCTACTTGTTGGCTCCAACTCAAGTCGCCATCTGGTGCCGCATGTCCTTTGTCATATCCTGTGCCCGCATAGTCATCAGGTCTGGCACCGCCTGGAACACTTTGATCAGCAACAAATGCATTGGTACGTGCTACACAACCCAATGCATTGGGAGGTGTTAATGTATAAGCAACATACACTGGAATCTTTACAGGTGCATCATAGGCCACAAAGTATGCTTCACGGCAAATAGGAACAGCAGGTCTTGCTGTTTGTGCAAAACCATATGGTGAGTGTATGGCACAGGCTTGTGGTGGTAATGGAGCACGTTGCTCCCAGGCATGATTAGAGAAACTTGCCAATGCTAGAATCACGGATAAAAGTAATTTCATTTGTAACCTTTAAATATATGTGTATATTTAGTTACAGGCGATTCAATAACCTTTAAATTGCTTTACAGGACTTTGTTTGTTTGTGTTGGGTGCTTCTTCGGGCTTGTAGTTAGCTATTTTTGTACCTTTGACTCCCATGAGTTTGTCGGCTATCTTGACTACTTCTGCATCTTCCTCTGCATACCCAATCACAGCAAAGTTTTCGGCCCAGGCACTTTCTTGTTCAAAGGATGTTTCACCTGCTTGAACCCCACGAGCTGCCGCCATAGCCAAGCCATAACGATATTGCATGTAAGGATCAGTGTTGCGTAATTGTCTTTGAACCCAGGCTCCTGGCAAAGCACCTTTAACATCGGGCGCTAGTTTTCCCCAGCGTCCGTGGATTTTTGCTTCTGCATCTGATTCCGTTATGAATTCTTGAGCTCTCACTTGTATCCTTTAAATCCTGTTACTGGACTTGTTTTGTTTACATGCTCGGCTTCGGTACTACGATTGTCAGTTAATTTTTTGACTTCTCCAGCTCCTACCGATTTGGCCGCGGCATTGATTATGTCCAGATCAGCATCACTGTATGTTGCCAACAGCGGATCTCCGGCAAACGCACCGGCAGGTTCTGTAGGATAATCAGGAGCACCTGCCATGGCAATACCGAAACGCCATTGTGTATAAGGACTGCCTCCTTGTTTGGTCATTGAAATGTCAGGCATGCTGATCATACCTTTCATAGCCGATGCATGAGCTTTTGGAAGTTTTTTAAAATCCGCAGGAATGTCCCGGGCACTGCCAAATTTTGCTTCTGCTACAAATTCTTTTGCTCTCATTCTACATCTTTCAATTTCATGTGCCCAAACGGAGGATCACCTTTGACATTCTGCCACAATGCTCGATTACTCAATATCTCTACCCAAACATCAGTATCTGGACGATTTAGACCCCAGAAATCAAACTGCAAATGACTGCTAACTGGACGACAATAAAGTGTTCGTTCTCTAGGAACACACAATTGCTGACTAGTAGTACGCATTTTTTTACCTTCTGTGCTGGTCCGCATTATATTTAGTTGAGGATCGTTTATGTACACTTGACACATGCCATCCACTAGATCTTCGGGTTCTTCAGCAGTGGCCACCACTGCTTCGGCTAGTGCAAGGCGGGTTTCACTGCTAATTCTGCTTAGAGTTTCACTCCGGTTGTTGGGTCGGCGTTGATATCCTGCTTCAGGTAACCAAATGCCATGGTTAGTTCTTGTTACTGTTTCGGAGTTAGGGATTTTTTTAACAATATGTTCAAATGGTTTTTTGCCATCCCAGTCACTGGCTTCTATTAGATACAGTTCATTTTGATCAAAAACAATAGTACAACCGCCTAATTTTCTTTTGATCAGTAACTTGACTGCATCCTGCACAGTGTTTTGTAACAATGCTTCGGCAATAATTTTCCCGTCGGGGCTGGATTCTGTAGTTCCAGCTTCAACTTCTCTTTCGTCATCATACACATCTAGACTGGTGTTTAATATACTGATGCCAAGGTTGTTTAGCCCTTCTTTATAGCCAGTCACTTGATCATGCATCATCATGCGTTGAATACCGTGGCTGTTGTCTTCAATAAAATCCAATGCAGGGGTATAGTTACGGTCGCGATTTTTGGCACCGGCCCATCCAATACCATCAAAGTATTTGGCAAGGATTATGCACATGATTATTTTTTGTAGCCTTTAAAGCCTGATACTGGGCTTGTGTGGTTTACGTAGTCAGGTTCGTGACTGCCATTGCTGATAAAATCCTTAGGCTTCATGCCTAGTTTTTTCATGATTGCAGTGAGTTTCTTGCGATCGTGTTCTGTGTAAGCACTAAAAACAGGCAAGTTGCCAAAGAAATTTATGTCTTTTGAATTTTCTAATTCATCTAGATCCATGCCGGCCAATGTGGCCACACGATAGTGATCGTAGTAGCGGCCCCAATACACATCCCCTTTGCCGCCAGGGCCCACTATACCAGGATGTGCTCTTTCAAATTCGTGACTGGCGGCGGCTCTTGTTCCGCCACGCTTGCCTGCGCCTTCAGCAACAAATTCTTGAGCTCGCACAATTATTGACCAATTACACCCGAAGCGGCACTAGTTGCCGTGCCTAAAGCGGTGGCTGTAAATGCATTGCCTGTAATAATGTTCAAATAATTACCTGCACCTACATAATACTGTTGAACAGTATTGCCTGGAATTTGAATTGCATTGGCGTAAATATTTCCTGTAGACGTGGACATTGAACCATTTGCAGTGGCTCCATTGGCTAGAGAATAAACCAACTGTTGAACAACCACATTAAATGTTACGTTTGCAAGTGTGGTTGAAAATTCTACTTTGTCTGTGGTCCAAAGAACATTTGATCCTGATGAAGTAACAACTTGAATAGCCATTATTTTGCGTCCTTGGGTGGTTCACTAACAACTGGTTGAAACAGTTGGCGTGTTTGATCTAGCACTCCAGGAATGTAAACAGGTTGTTGTTTGTATCCATTGGATGCTGGACTGTGAGGATTAATCACAGGTGGTGTTGTTAAGCCTGCTGTAAAAGGTTGATTTGACATGTTATTGCGCCTTGTAGGTTTTCCATTGGTTGGTCAATGAGAAGATACTTTCTTCCATTTGTTTGTCATCCTTCTTTTCAGGACGCTTGCCACCAGTTTCTTTTTCTAATTTTGACAACAACTCATCATCGTTAGGACCTTTGAGTTTGTCAACAACTTTTTTAGCACCCGACTTGAGTGCATCAACAACTTTGCCTTCTTCAACTTCTTCCTCTTTCATGGTACGTTCCCATGGTTTGAGTTGTTGTTGTTTAATACCGGCCATTTCACGCAAGCGACGCAATGCATCTTCATCTTGTGTGTGAACCGCAGTATTGGGTACGGTTGTTTGTCCGTCACCGGCAACATCAGTCTTGGGTTTATTCAATCCACCTGAATATTGCAATGCATCTGCATTGGTCTCTGTGTTTGTGGGCCAATCAGGCTTGTTTAATGTTTCATCCGTGCCTTGTGTGGCATAATCGTAGGCTTCGTCGACTGCATCGCATGCGCAGGGTGCTTGTCCACAATCATCACAAGGTTCATCACCGTGATCATGTGCATCAACTGCTGAACGGATTTGATTGGCAAGGTCTTCTGCACCGTGTACTTCTACCTCAGCACCGCCTTCAACGTTTGGGTGTTCACCGCCCATGCCAGCGTTTTTCAACAACATACCCAGCGTCAATGCATCATCATCTGTTGCAGTAACAGTTAGGCTTTTTTCAGGGCCGCCATTGGGATCTGTACTCATGTTCATGCTAACATTCATGCTTTCAGCAATCATGTTTTCAAGTTCACGACTCATTGAATCATAAATGCCTTGGCCAAAACTAAATCCACTACTTGCTGTGGGAGTTTCTGTTCCGCCTTGTTCTTTGACTTTTTTAGGTTTGTCTTTCTTTTCGTCGTACTCAATGTCTTTGGTAACTTTTTTACCGGCTTTTTCTGCCTTGTTATCGTCTTTACCTTTGTGACCTTCGTCGTACTCAATGTCTTTTGCGACTTTTTTACCGGCTTTTTCGGCATGGTCGTCACGAGTAGAAGTTTTTTCTTTGCTTAAATTTTCTGTTTCGCGACGTGCTTTGTCGCTTGCATGTGTTACTTTGCCACGAGCAGATTCTGGACTTCTCTTGGGAGATTTTTTCCAATCACCTTCTTCTTTCCAGCTGGTAACTTGGCCTTGTTTGTCTTTGACTTCTGTGCGTGATTCATCAGTTGTTTCGCTGTCTTGATTCTGCATGTAGTCATCTACTGAAGTCATCATGCCTTCAATCTTGGCCAGTTTAGATTGTACCCATTCTGGCAAGTTGTCGTTGTCGCCAAGAATCTTTTCCAAAGCCTGTGCATGACGTACAATAGTCTTGATGTCATCTTTGGCCATTTCGCCTTCTTGATCGTATTCACCGCGATCTGCTGGATCGAATTCTTCATCAGTTTTCTTTTGCCATGTAGTACGATCGGTTTTGCGTGATTTTGCTGTCACACGTTCTTGATTTGGGCCACCAGCTTTCTTGGGACGACCACGTCCACGTGGTGCATTGTCTGTGTCAGTGTCATCTTCGGCACCAACGCTGTTGCCTTGTGCATCTGTACGACGTGTTACCATGCGGCCTGTGGCTGTGTGCTTGGTATCATGCTTGTGTCCATGTGTGATTGTGCCAATTTTAGGCTTTTCAACTTGAGGACGCTTGTGTGCTGTGAAATCATTTTCTTCGTCCATACCAGACTTGCCACCTTTACGGAGCATAGCAAAGTCGTTGGCATCTAGTTTTCCGTTGTTGTTTTTGTCAAGTTGTTTTTGTTTGCCACTGAGTGCGCCTTTGATTGCTTCTGCGGCCACATCACCCAGCATTTCATCTACTTCTTTTTTAGCGCCAGCAATCTTGTCGGCAAAAGTAATTTTGTCTTTGGGAGGTGCTAGTGCGGCAAAACTTTGTGCCTTAGCAGGTGACATTTTTTCTTTGAGTGGCATTTCTTTGCCACCAACACGAATCTTTTCACCAGGTTGAATACCATCTGCTTTGGCTTTAACTACTGCACCCGAGAACGCATTGCCTTCATCTGCCATGCCCATGCTCTCATCATACTTGTCATACTTGTTGCGAATGTTGCTCATGGTCGAAGCACTAGCATGATTACGTCCTGCTTTTTGCAAGGCTTTCATTCCCTCATTGCCATATTTCTTTTTACCGATGGCTGCTTGGAATGCACTTTCTTCCATGCCACTTTCTTCAACTTGTCCTTTGGCTCGCATTTTTGCCAACTGTGCGCCAGCAATACGTGCGCCTTTTTCACCGCCACCAGTTTTCTTGGCCAAAGCCGCGAAACCTGTAGTAGCATTGTTGTGTTTGCCCATGTCACGCTCGTTGAGTGTTTGTGCTAACTTACTCTTGGGTTGAGTAGCAGACACTGACTGCTCATTGAGTTGACCGTGTGTAGTTGATGGTGTAGCACGAATCTCGTCCAGCTTTTTGTTTAAGTCATAGAAAAATGTCATTTTATATTATCCTCTTGGGTTTGCGCCAGTTGCTGGCTTTGATTGACGCTTGATATTACTCATGGGACTTTTGTCTCCCATTGGCAATTCATTTGTGGTTTTAGCAGGTGGTGTCTTGCCGCCGGCTACTGTGAAATCTGAACGATATGCATTTTTCAATACCGCGTGATCATAAGGACCAGTTGCATAATCTTTCTTGAGTGCTCGTTGTTCAGCATCTGGAGCAGGATATGGAGTATCCAACAAGTCTTTGTTTTGATCCGCAATCTTATCGCTCTCAGTGTCCATGCTTTCTTCGTATGGCGTGGTCATCATCACAACACGATTGGGATCCATACCCAACAATTGTGCCAACTGTTTGATTTGTGGTTCAATTGCTGGATAACGAAATTCCACGTCCACAATGCTCATGGGCTGATTGGGAAAAGCTGGAAAGTCTGGAATTACTTTACGCACTGGTGCGCTTTTGGCATCGCCCATCTTGACAATGTCAAATTGCGAGCACTTGTCTCGAAGTTGTTTGAAAAAGCCTGCGGGCACATCGCCAACCACTTTGATGCGGTAGTTATATGTACGTTCCGATTCGGCTAGGTATTTTGCAAATGGTTTCATGTTCAGTATCCTGTTGTATATTTATTCTTTTTGTGCGTTTTGGCTTTTGCCAATAATGCGATCTAGCAAATCGTTGCGGCTCAAAACCACTCCGTGTGCTGTTTGTGCGGCGACTATGCCTTCGGGATCCTTGGCATCCAAGGCCTGTTGTTGTTGATCCAGACGCATTTTTTTCATCTGCAAATCAATCATTTTGAGTTTTTTATCTAATTTGGCTGTTTTGGCTGTGATGGCATGTCCCAGCATATTGCTGGCTACCGAGAATATCTCAGCCGCAAAGCGACTGTCAACTTGCATACCTAAATCTATTAGATCTTTATAACTGCCAGTAGCAAGTCCAGCAAGTTCGTCCATTTCCTGGTCCGTAGCATCCAGTCCACGAACGTTGGGCAAGGCAGCATCGATTTTGTCAATAGCATCGTCTAGTGTTCTGAGTGTCTCTCTGTTGGTAGGAAGACTGGGTAGAGCTGTGTCTACTTCTTGTGTGGTTGGTGGCAGATCAAAGAGTTCTTCAAGTTTGCGTGTCATGCCAATATTTAGTGGCTTACGCTCGACCGTTGTGAAACATGTCTTGTTCTGTAATCACTCGAAAAACCAGTCCGTTGCGCCGAGCCCATTTGGTTGCCGCATCCCATTTGGCATAGTTAATAGCCACTATAGCACGGTCTTTAGAGCTCATCTTGGATTCAATCACGCTTTGCTTTTTGGGTTTGATTTCAATCAGTTCAGCCCGCATTTGGTTATCCCTAGTGCGATAAGTGATCAAAAAGTCCGGGATATATTGTGTCATCTTGCCTGTTAAGGGATGACGATAGGGAATGGCAATCGATTCGCTGGCCCACTGTAACACAGCATCATTTGAATCACAAAATTTCATGAAACTGAATTCCCAACCTGATCTGTAGCGTGGTTCACCATTGCCCACGTACTTGGCACGGTTAACAACAGTATATGTGCCCTGTGCCCAGTGTGCCATTATTGTACCACATTTCTAGCCGCGTAGTAGTTTGGTGCAACAGGTGCTCCCACACCCAAAAGTGTGGCACGATTGCGTATGCTGTTGAGATAATAGGCCATGTTGACATTGAGACCCATGCCATTGTCGCCACCTTGTTCAAATGATTGTAACAATGTTAGTGGTGGAATATTAGTGTCTTGGGCTACTCTAAACAAGCTCACAGTAAAATTTTCCGCGGCTTGTTTTGTGGACATTACACTTTTAAAATAACTGTACACTACATCGTAATCGCCTACAGGTATATTGACATCATACTCATAGAATGTGTCAAACACTCTTACTGTTTGATCTATATTATAATTGGTGTAATTAATACTGCTCATATATGTTAGTTAGTTCGTGGAGATTGTGGTGTTGGGTATACCATGCCGTTGTTGCGACCTTGTACCGATCTAACTGCGCCTGGTATATAATCTTGTTGTATCTTTTTAGTTCCTAGTGCCACTGTTTCATTAATAGCCATACTTTTAATATTCTTGCCTTTGAAGGTGTTGTATGTTGCGCCAGCTTTTTGTACAGCACCAATAATTCCCAGCGGGCCGCCTGTTTGTAAATCTTCCAAAATGCCTCCTGCCGCATCTAATAATCCGCCCTGTCCCATGAAGTTGGCTCTTGACCCCGGTCTAGAGATTGGACTCAATGTTTGGTCATAATGAGTGGGATCAGCAAATCCGCGAACATATTGATCGGGTCTAGAATTGCCCACAGCACCGTTATAATATTTAACTGTTTCGTAAGCAATGGTCATGCTATTTTGCATGGTGCCGCCACCTTCGCTGTAGTTGTATTGATCATGACTCCAGTTGGTAATTATGGGATTAATCAATACATAGGTTGCTGTTTTGTGTTGATCAAATCCATAAATTGTAATGTCACTAAAAAATGGAGGTTTGCCCGATCCTGAACTTGTGCCATCATTGTATGCCTCACCGATGTAGCCCCAATCGTTGACATTGGCCACTCGTTGATCATCATAGATGTCTCTTCTGTTGTAATCAAATCCTGTTGCTCTGTTGGCAGAATCACCTAGGCTGCCATTCTGTGGACTAAAGTTTCCATATTGTTGGCTGGCATCTTTGTAATAGTAGGTGTAATAGTTATACCACATTTTACGAACGTTGTCACCACCATCGTCATGAAAGGTAATGTTCACTGGATCATAGTTGATTTTGGTTTGTATCACACGTTTACGATTGTATTGATTTAATGTTTCGTTGGCAATTGTATATTTGGGCAAATCAACTGTTTTTACCACATAACTTAAATTGGTGGTGCCCATTACATCTGTTAATTGTCTTATAGCAGGGTTGAATGTAAAAAATACATGAAAAAGAAATTTGAATCGAGGTGCGAGCTCGAAAGAATTTGTAGTAAAGGTTTTACTTGCGTGAGTGTAATCACGCAAATTTTCAGCTGTGGTAAACCCTTTCCAGAACTGTTGACCAAACGTTGGCATTGGCTAGCCTTTAAGCGCCGACGCCAATACCTGTTACAGAACCTGCTACTGTACGTGCAATATTGTTGACTGGGGTACCAGCGCCATATGGAAGTTGTGCGGCATTGTCATAAGTGATAGCAAAACTAACTTGCACAGCCTCGTTGGTACCATAATTCAAATCACCGTAGTCGGCATTTTTAATATAGCAACCATACAATTCCCATGACTCAAGAACCACAGGCTCAACAGCGCCGTTACCACCATCAAGAATTTCAATCTTGGTCAAAAACTTGTAGTCAATACCTGAAGCGGCTGATGCTTGTTCCAAGAAATCCATTTGTTTTTGTAACTGTTCGCCAATTAATTTTTGTACACTGTTAGATGCATCATCACGAACCACACAAGTGACATCCGGCCAAGAATGGCGTCCAGCCAATTTTAATGTTGAATTGTATATGGGTAATGCAATTTCTTCAAAAGTGGGATTTGGTCTCGTGATGCTGACCACTTGCTTGGTCAATTCTGTTGTTCCTGCTGATACACCAAGATTCTCAAAAAACACTCTAAAGCGGTATTTGAGTTTGGGCATCAACAAGCCCTGTACGCTAGAGCTCTGGTCACTAGCCAAGGGTACTGTCATTCTGTTAAGTGATGCGCTTGCCATTTAATATATCTCCTAATATGTTTATTTACCTGAAACGGGGACCGAAAAATCAGCCCCCTATTTCAATCAAACTCCGGCAGCGATCTCGCCAGTGTTCTTGATACGTAATGGAATGTAAATAAACTCCACTGCTTTTACTGGTTCAATAGCAATATCAACCCACAATTCATTGCGGTCAATACGTGCTGGTGTGTTGTTGCTCAAGTCACAAACCACCAAGTAGTCGTAGAGTGCTCGTTTAGCGACCAAGTCAACCATCAAACTATTAACAGTGTTGGTAATCTGATTACGTGTGATTGTGTCATTGGGTTCAAACAAGTACAACTTACCAATTTCTTCCAATCTGCCACGCAAATAACATACCAGTCGTGCAACGTTGATACGATCAAGTGCTGTAGTAGTTGCAGTACTTGTCTTGTTACCAAAGTTTGTGATACCAATTCCAGGAATAAACGTAATAGGATTAATATTGCGCTCATACAGGATGTCTCTTACAGACTGGCTTACACCAATTTGATTGAACTCACCTGTTAATGCATTGATATATCCAATTGCAAATGCATTGTCAACCACACCACGACGTGTACCTGCTGGTGCAAACCATGGATAACTTGCGGCATCACTGCGAAGAATTGTGCGAACCATCATGTGACTTGGTGGCTGAACAACTGTGTTTCCGCCAAGGTCTGTAGTCTGGCAACTGGGATAGAACACACCGCAATAGTTACTTGTGGAAATGTTGCCATCACCGTTGGGTTGTCCCAATCCGCTATTGTTTGTAGCAAATGCTACCAAACTGGTTCCATCAGGACCCAGGCGCATGGGTGTATCGCCCACAACAAACAATGTGTTGTTGCGCTCATTGCTGAGTGCAATCATGTTGGGTGTCAACTCTGGGTAAGCAGGTGTGGCAACGATGTTGAATTGTGTTTGTTCTTCACGTGCTGTCACGCTGGTGTCAACGCCAGACTTTAAGGCCTGAACAATGATTTGACGCTGTGCCAAACGACCTGACCACATAGAACCATTGTCTTTGTTTCCACTAGCAGTCAACCATGTGTTAAGGTTGATTTCACTCCAGTAAGTAACATTGCTTGGAGCTTGATTAGCGGTTGGAGCCAAAATACAAACATAGATTGCATTCTGATAACTTACAAAGTCATTGTATGCATAAGTTGCAGTTGCCGACCAAACATCAATTGCATAATCAGTAGCAGTAGTTGTGAAGTAATTTGCTTGGAAGCTCTTGACATTGTAACCACTGCGACGTGTGTTAAACAACAATGTACCTTGGGGGTACAATGCAGGATCAGGAGCATCAGGATCAAGATAGTCGCTGGTATTTAATGGTGTACTTCCAGTACCAATTGGTGGTAATGGGTCAGCTATAGGGTCTGTTGTGCCATTCGGTGCCCAACGTGCATCTGCAAACAAAATACCATTTTGTGTGGTTTGATCTGTAGTGTCAATTTCAACCCACTGATCAACACTGCTGACTGATTGCCAACGATATAACTTGGGATAATTTTCTAAATCACTAGTGTCAATCCACAAAGTTCCATACGCCAATGCGCTTTGGGTATCACTTGTTGTAGAATTGGTTTGTGTGGTTGGTGCACTAGCACTGATGATAGGACCAGTGGCATTTGTCAGGCTCAAATCGTAACCACGAACATCGTTGGTTACATTTAGATAACCCATCCAACCGCCATCATCTTGAATCATGATATCAGCATCACTTACTGAGCTGTAATACCACAAACGACCATCAGCTGGATCTTGATCAGGTGCAGTGTCGCTGGCAGTATAAGTGAACAAATCTGCAGTGACAAAATTAGACATTAACAAAGTACCAGTACTGGTGCTTCTATAACGACATTTTGGTGTTGTGCCTACAATAAATCCTGCGGTGGCTATGGCTGTGCCAACTACGTTGGCTAGTCCAATAGTTCCACCAAGAGTGTGAGTAAACACCATGTAACCAGCACTGTTTACACTGGCTTGCACATACGGAACACCGGCTGCTGATACTGCGGCTACAAAATCTGCGGCTGTTGCAGTTGTTGGATATGATGCATTAGATGAAGCAATTATAGCATATCCAACATTTGTGGTACCATCATTTGATGTTGCTGTGATTGAAATGGTGTTGCCTACTGTGAATGGGCGGCCAGATGAAACTGCGGTTGTGCCGGTAAAGATTGCTTGTCCGATTGTGTATCTTTCCAAAATTTCTAAAGAGAAAGTACTCAATGGTGATGTAAGATAATTGGTTGCATTGAACAATGTGTAAGTTGTTCCAACTGGAATATTTTTACCACCACCTGTTGGGTCAAGTGCATATATTGCGGCAGTATCCGTAGCATAAGCTGGTGAACTTTGTGTGATCCAGGTTCCCAATGCGGCACTGTAAGATTTTACAGATAAATTCAATCCATTATTGGCTACGCTTAAATTTTGCCATACAGATCCAGTAGGCCTAGCATTAATACCGGCTGCTGTGATCCATTTTGGTTGTTCGTAACTGTAGCTGGGCTCATAATCTGGAGCCGCATACTCTCCTGCTGTGATACCCAATGTTGACAACAATGCGGCGCCTTGATTGGTGCCTGCGTCGATTGTGACGACACCGTTATTGCTTAATGT